CTTCGAATCTAGTAAAACGGTACTAATAAAAGCTAGACTATTAAAAGAATTATTCTTTTAATTAAGTTAATTGAGAAAATTACTGTTTTCTCTACAGTTCAGTTTTCCGGTAGATCTAGCATAGTGCGATCATTCTCTACGTTTAACTGAAAACGTTATTTGTTTGCGCTTAAGCGCGGGAAGCTGATGCTACTGCACCAGGCATTCCCATGACTCTTGATGATAGTCCTCTTTCCATCATCCTGTTTTGTGATTGTTGTTGATTTGTGACACGTTGTTCCTGGTGAGAAGTTTGGAGTAAACCAATTTCATTTTGGTAACCCCGTTCTTGCAGGAGCTGTTCTTGAGAGTGTTGTTGACCTTGAAATTGGTTTTGGAAACCGAATTGGTTTTCTTGCATCAATTTCTGGAAATCAAATCCTTGTTGTTGGAATTGGTTCTGGAAATTAAACATGTTCCCTTGCATATTTTCTTCGTGCCCAAACTGGTTAGATTGCATTTGTTGTTGATGTTTACGTTCTTGGTGTTGACCAATTGCTTGTCCAATACCAGCCATACCACCACCAGCCATTGAGGCTAGAAGAGCTGCATTAGCTGTAAATCCAGATTGTGTTGGAGTTACATCAGAGAAAAGGTCAGGAGAAATTGGTGTTTGGAACAAATCCCCACGGCGCAAAAATTCTGGGGCTACACGATCTATCCAATCAAATGTAACAGTTTCTTGGAAGTCTGTAGCTCTCTGAACAACTGAAATCTGACTGATGATTATATTTTGGTTGTTCTGTGGAATGACTCTATATCGTGTTGGTGAGTTAGGGGCATTAATGACAAAGATACGACTCTCTTGGAGGTATCTTACAGTTGCAATTGGACGTACCGATTGAGCATCAAGAAGACGGAATTGAATACATTCCAGAGTTGTTATACCTTGAGCTACAAGCTCAAAGAACTTTGCAATTACAGCATTGTCGTTACATGTAGGCATCTGTGCTTGACCAACAGCTACAGAACTAGGTGACATTTCAGTCATGCGGAACAACAAATTCCCAGAGGGAAGCGTGTTAATATTGCTCCTGATAGTTCCAAGTTGTTCATCAACATTGAAAATTGGGTACAAAGGCAAGTTGTCTACTGTTTGTGTTTGGTAATGACCAGCAAAACGAGATGCAGTTTGTCTTGGATATGCAGGAGTAGCAATACCACGAAGTTGTTGAGTGTAACAAAGCAAAAACCAAATAGTACCTCTATCAGTTACATATTTGATCCACTCTTTGATGGTGTTACTGAAACCATTACCTGCTGAATCACGATTGTTTGCAAATGTTAACTCAGTTGTGTTGTATGTTGAGCTGTGGGTAATGATACCACCTGCTACCAAAGGGTTTGGTAAGAAACCTTTGTTGGCATTCCATCGATCCCAAGTCATTGCTGGTTGAAGTGGAAGACGCTTGAAGCCAGGCCAGTTGTTGTTGTCTATCCACGAGTAAAAACTCAGTTGGTCCATGTTTGTGACGGTTGAAATGTAAACTGTGACATGATCACTTGTTGCGACAGATTTTCCTCTCATCCATGGCCATGTCTTAGCTAGTTCATCCACAGTGTCTGTTTTTGCCCAGTTCTCGACGTTGTAGTAAGTTGCTTTAAAATCTATTGTTGAATCTCCTTGTTGTCCGCCAATTATTCCGTTCTTTCTAGCTTCAAAAGACATATCTGGATAATACCTTTCTTGAATTGGAGCTGTTGAAGCACTTAATTGACCATCCGTGTATAGCCATATTCTTGTGTTTAGGTCTTGAGGGAAGACTGACTGGAACCGATTTTGTGGGATTGGTGCAGTTGTTGTTTCTGGTGTTAATTCATCATCAGATGGATCAAGAGCTCGGAAGGGATTGCCTTCACCAACAGTTGCCAATTTTGAAGCAATACGTATGCGTGTGATGACTCCTGGTTGAAGTGGATTTTGAAGAGACATCAATAGGAAAAGAACCAAATGTGGTCTATTTGCCAAGTCAGAATCGTTAAGATCATCTTCAACTTCCCTATAAAAGCTGTTTTTACGGGCGTCGTGAAGTGTGTGAACAACATTCCATGGCATCGTAACTCCTTTTGCAGAGTACGAATACTTCTGCATCATACTTACTGGTACAATTGATGTTGTAAGCCTTTTCTTTGCCCAAGCAATACCAATAGCACCAGAAAATAGAGGGTTACCGATGACTGTGTAACGGTATCTTATAGATCCAGTGTAGCGTTCATGTTGTCTAACCCATCTTTTAGCGTATCGATTAAGAAACGGGTGATTCCAACCATAAGGGATTTGAGAAACAATAGTACCTGCTGACATATCAGCACTAACTTCAATTTCTGTATCTGCATCAAGGTATTGTTGGTAAGCGAGATCCTTTAAATCGAATTGGATTGCTCCGACAGTTGACATGTCTGGTGCACCAATAGGGTTAAGTGTATGTTGTTCTTGACCCATAATTGCTGCTTGAATGTCCTCACCAGACGATGTCATAGCTGGAACAACAGCAGTTGGTTGAGGGTTTGCATTTCCAGGCAAAGAACCTTCTCCTTGATAACGACTTGCTTGGTTCATTGTTGCTGGTTCCACTGGCATATCAGCGTTAGCTTGATTGGTAGTTCCCATCTCGATAGAGAAACTTTCGTCTTTGATGTTAAAATGATCTTTAAAAGCCTTAGTTAAGACTTCAATATCAGTGGCTGTTAGTTCTTTTTGGACAGACCCAATCTTGATAGAACCAATATTATGAGATGAACTGTTAAGAGTAGCTTTAAGTTGTTCACAAGCAGCTCTTTTTGCATGTTGTTTAGTTCGACCTTCTCCAGTTGCTTTGTATTGATTCTTATGATGTTTCAGAAGAATCTCTGCATGCCAATCTTTCTTTTCATCCATAGAAAATGTGTATACGGGTGTTGACAATCTCTGTGATTGTATATACTCATTAAGCCACATATCCGCCATTTTATTGAATTTACGTTCTTGAATTAAACTCTGAGGAGAGTAATCTTGGGCGTTTGCTTCAATTGATTGAGTTAAGAGGCTACCAGCTGCCTGTAAAGTTGGATGTTTGCTTTCGTCAAGAACGTAGCCAATGAAATAATCGATGTAACACTTATGTGGATACAGATCGATTTGAATGTTGTAATGATTGGCGACAGCTATTGCTCCCTTGGCAACAAGTTCAAAGTACTCTTTCCCATGAAGAGAGGCCTCAAAAAGAGCGATGTTAATATTCATGGATATTTGTTCTTTTGTTTCAGAAGCAAGATAGAAAAGACAAGATGTTATAGACGCTGTTTTTAAACAAGGTGCATATATGTTTGGTCTAATCTCTTTATAGACTCGAGAACAGAAGGATATTTCTCCATCTATTTTTGGTTTTGTAAGAGTTAAATTAAAAAGAGCAGCATCTTCAGCTAAATCATCGAAAGAGATTTTTACTCTATGTGAAATTTTACGAATGCAGTCATCCCCAAGAATTTTCTGACAAAAATTGTCTTCGAAATCTTTGAGGCTTGGCATAATACTGTAAGTTTCCTTCCACTTTCGTGTGAAAGTGTACCAGTTGGCGAAATGGACAGCATAGCAATTCAACATTGTAGTGACGTAAGACCCTGATTCATTTCCGCAGTCGACTGGGTAAATATGGCCATTGATACTGTGATAAGTGTAAGTTAATGTTTTACTTAAAGCAGTTTCAGTTTGTTTTGACCATTTACCGCGTGAGACAGCTTCTACGAAACCAAATATTAGTTCTTTTGGGAATGATTTATCTAAACCACTGAAATCGGAACTCACAACCTCACCATCAATCATGTTGAAATCAAGCATGTGAAGAGTTGCTTCTTTATAAGGATTGAAACCAATTGTGTAAATACACTCATGATGTTTAGCTATGACTGAATTCAAAAAACCACCGAAGTAGCTCTTTAAAACAGCATTAACGCTAAGATCCATCTCATTGAATTCACGAACTTTACCTTCTTCAACTTTCTCGCGGGGTAAAAGTTCTACCTTTGCGTTGTCTTTGATAATCAAAAGTATTGGATCTCCAGACTCAATAGCGCCTTTGTAATGATGAAAATCCTGCATTAAAGCATTACCTGGATTTGTCTTGGTGTTTATGACATAATAAGGTTTCTTCTGGGGGTCCGATTCATTAAGGTTTATAAAGAGGATGTTACGTTGTCCAGTTTTTGGAACTTTAACGTTTATTCCAAATTCGCGTTTCATTTTTGGTCCAGCTGATGTTGTCATATCAAAACCCTTCACATGTTCAAATCCATTGATAATTTCACGAATTCGTAGTTCAGTAGGATCTCCATAATGCATGTTGTAGTATTGCTTAATAGACTCCTGAACATGATCAAATATTTCAGTGTTGTAATTACCATAAGTTGATGTTCTCTTGGTATATTTAACTGATTGTGCAAAGAGTGGGTAAAATTCACCTCTCTTATCTGCTACCAGTTTTGATGTGTCTTTAACGTGAGTCATGTCAATTGCACTTGGTAATGTTTCGCATGTTAAAATGTCTTCACAAACTCCAATGTATTTCTTTTTATGTTTTGGGCTTGAATGAGTGTGTAAAGCGGAATTTCTACCAATGATTTTCAAAGCTGAAACTCCCGCATATTTGGAATCGTCCCATTTTCCATAAACCAAGGCTTTGTAGGTTGATTCATCAATTGCATAACCAGTTTCTTGATCGTAAAAATGAGGTACTGTATTAGTAAAGGAGTTTGCAACGTTACTTATATCCTCGATAGAAATAGAAGAAAAGAATCCAGTTGAACTGATTCCATTTATTGAGTTGTGAATACCAATTATCTTCCATTCATTGTCACACATGGCCATAAGCGGAAAACCGCAATCCCCTGATGAAAAGACACTTATCAAATCTGAAACTCCCATGAGATGAAATTCCCAAAGGTCATGATTTAGTAAATATAAGGGATTGTTAGAATCTGTCATTACAAAGGAACTTCTTCCTCGAAAACGTGTTCTTGCAGCATAAATGAGTGGTTTGTCTGTGGGTCGTACGTACCATGCTGTTGAAAATTTACTAAAATCTTGATGAGAAACAAGAGCATTAGTAATATCCCTGAAACTTGGGAAGGTTTTGTCCTCGATCTGAATGATTGCCATGTCGCGAGGTCTGTGTATTGCTGTACATGTTGCTCGATATTGTTTGCCATCACTTTGGATTGTACATTGTTCTCCGACTTTGTGGAAAATGTGAGATACCGTTATTGCTGTTTTGTCCCTCAAACCAAGAGCATAAACTTTTGCATGAGTTATAGGGTTTATAGCTAAAACGTAGTTTCGTTTCAACTTTTCAATCCAAATTTGTGGTAAAGTAGGCATCTGATGTTGAGTTTCACGGACGGATAGCATATTAGCTTTATTTGAAAGAACAGTTTTAACTGTTTCTGGGTCAAATTTGATAAAGAATGACAAGCTATCAAGATCCTGATTGTTAACACTTTCACGTATCATGATTTCTATTTCAGATTTTGGTCGACTCAAGAATGAGTTTGAACGGTAAACGTGTTCCCACTTATGAAGTAATTGAGAAAGACCTTCTCGTTCTGCTTGTTTGTGAATATTTACCATGGCATTTCTATCACCCTTGACCAAGGCACTACGGTAACCATTTTTCAAGTGAGTGATGTCTTTGTAGTGTGAGCTTTCAGGGTCATCCTCATCATCGAATGAATTAGCCTCGTTGACAGGGCTAAGGAGCTTGTATAATTTTGTACCAAGTGCTGTAAGTGTTACAATTCCCAAAATACCAGAACAAATGGATAAGGCTTTGTGTTCAAAGATAAAAGAAAGTAATCCTCTATCTTTGTAGTCTTGGATCATACGTTTTACTGTGTAATGATCTATCCAAGTTCTAATAAGTGGTGTTTCTTCTTGTCGCATTGAAGTGTATTTAGCAACAATTGCAGCTATGATAAATTGGGGTAGTTCTTGCATGGTTGGTGGTAAAATACCAGTTGATGTAAATAGAGCAAAATCTTCATCTCTAAGTCTGTTTGCACGTCCTTGGAAAACCCAATGGAATGCATCGGACGACCTAGTGATTTCAATTGTTAATGTCTCGTGGGCTCCAATGAAAAGTTGCTTATTAATGAGCACAATTGGTGTTTGACCTTTAAGATGGAAATAAATCTTGATGTCTGGGATAAGCTTAGCCATAAAAGCTCCAAGTCTTTTTGCAAGGCTAATAATGTCGTCACGAGTTTCTAAACGTTTGTTTGGAATCAATGATGTTGCGTCATGCATATCCCTCGGAATGGTTACCATAACCCTTTTTGAAATTTGTACATTTGCGCCTTTTGATCCAAAGAACAAAAGACTTGTTACATTTGCAGTGCTGGCAAATGCATTGTACAAAGAATCAATGTCATCGGCAGTTATTTTGACATCATATTCTTGTGTTGGGTTTGAATACGTAGAATTTAAGATTTGAATGTTGTGTGACTTAGCAATAAATGCTGTATATGTTCTAAAAACATGTTGCTTCAAATCTTCAGGTGATATTGGTGTTCCATTAATGGTATATTGGAAACCAGGAGTGGCATCGACAGTCATTTGCATTGATGGGTCATTGACAACTGTTTCGATACCTTGCTCCTTTATTGCATCAACTCGGCCATAAAGACCAAGTCTTCTTGCAATTCCACTATGAGTGTGTTTTGTGTCCACGTAGTAGTGATCTTGTGCACCTGTGAATCCAAAGCAATTTAAAGCTTTTGTTTTTATCCATTCTTTAGTTGTTAATGTTCTTGTGTAGCTTGTGTTAGATGTTATAATAAACAAGCTTTCTCCGTTACAGGAATTAATCCATTTGAAGTAATCATTGTGAGTGTCTTCATCAATGACGTCATCAAGAAGGTAGATCATTGGATGTTTTGATGGTTTTTCTAAAAATTGCGATGGTTGTGTTATAATCACAAGTTCACGTTTATAGTAAACAGATGTTATAGTTGAAGCAATTTCTTTCGCAAGTTGAGTTTTTCCTGTTTCAAGTGGTCCTTGTAGTCTGATTATATTGTACGAATTACCTCCTTGAGCATTTGCCCAATTAGTTGTTGACATTATAGTGTCCAATCTTGCTAGCCTCTTCCTAATGTCTTCTTGTTCATTAGTAAAAAGGTCATTGTTGACGATAGATGTTAAGTAAGTTTTCTCACGACGAGCAATTTGGTGAGCAATCTCGACTATTAAAGAATCAAGGGTAATGGTTGCTAAGGAACTAAGTGTCTTTTCTTTCGAAAGTGCTTCAGTTTCCATAACTTTCTTAATAGTGAGATGTGAAAAATCACTTTTGCGATGTAAATTTATACCTTGTCGTCCTTGGCATTGCGGATCTTCAACTTGAATACGTAGAATACGATTCCAAACAGCTTTTGCTGCAGAGTCAGTTAAATGACGTGTTAATTCTGGTGCAACATCGTTGGAGGTTAAAAATACCAACTTAAATTGAGCAGGTTGACTTTTCTGGAAAGCTCCTTCTAAATTCTTTGGGTCAGCTGATATTGTGCTGTTGAGATGAGTTAGAAACGCATCTTCTCTTGAACCCATAAATTCATTGACAAAGCCACAATCTTGCATTCCATAAGGTTCAAAGAACCCATCGGAGCGTGAGATTGTTAGATTGTAAAGATCTGATTTATAACCAAAAATTGGTGCAAGTTTTGCCCAAATTTGAGTTAAAAGGAAGGATTTTCCAATGCTAGGAGCACCAGCAAGTAGAACACCAAATGTTTCTTGGCGTGCTGAAGCGTCAAAAACTGTGCGTATAGCAAGTTCTTTCTCTTGAAGTTGATTGACATTACACATAAGTGTTTGTGATGTAATGCGAGCAACTTGCGATGTTTTAGGGTTTGCAAATTTCTTGGCTGTCAAATCAGTGGCTTTTTCGGAAAGTTGTTTAAGTTCTTGTAATAAACCTGGATCTCCAAAGAATTTGTAATGAGGCAGAACGCAAAGTTCTGCGCTTCTCTTTGCCATGTCGATGAGAGCTTTATGTTGAATATGATCCCCAGTAATGTCAAGCTCTAGCAAGTCTTCCAAGACATATTTTGTTATATTTTTGGCTTCAGAGCCAAAAGTGTTAATTGTCTTGAGTAAAGAACCTGCTTGAATAATCTCTTTAATATCTTTAACATTGAAGATAGTTAAACCTCCAATTATTAAAGAAACTAGAGCTGAAATTGTTGGATAAATCCAAGCAGCGGAATTGGCTTTGTATGTTGAGTGAAGTATGCTTGCAAGTCCAGGAATAGAATTAATTACTTTATCAAGGTTAAATTTAATTTCATTAATCCTTAAAGCAAGTGAAACGTTCGATGTGAAACTAGTTAAAGATGTCACAATAGAAGCAATTTGCACTGCTTTATTAACGGGTCCAAGCTTACCACCAATTAAGGCAGAAATGTTAGCTGAGACAGAGACAATAGAAGCAGAAATTGAAGTTGCAACTGCTACCTTGACGTGTGTGTCTAAACCAGGGAAGAAGTCTTTAAGTAAATGTTCGCGAACCAAATTAACGGCCGCTACAATTTCTTCTTCGTCCTCTGATATTGGTGGAGTTGTTCGTGGAAGTGGTGTTAAACTTTGGAGAGTTTTCTTGTTGACAAAAGCAGAAGGTGTTGTTAAAACAGCCCTCTTAAATTCATCATGGTTAACTTCGGGTTTTCCATTTACCATTGTTGCTGGATGAGTTTGGTTCCTAATTAAAGGTTTCTTTTCAACAACTAAGGTAGGTATGAAGATTTCAGGTTTTGTAGTTACAGCTGAATTGAAAGTTTTTGATTCAATTACAACTGAAGGTTTCTGATAATCTCTGGGTTGTCGTATCAAAGGTGTTGTTTGAAGGATGTCAATTTCTCCAGTTTCTGAATTATGAGCTCTCTTAAGTAAAGAGATTTCATCATCAGTGGAGGTTTGAGAAGTGGGTAACTTTATGCTGTTAATTAAAGCAGCTTTGTTAGTGAAAATCATCTGGCGTCGTGTTTTAAGGTGTTTAAGCGCCAAGTCACGGTTGGATATTGGATTCTTTATAATTGGTTGAATCTCGTCGTCGGTTGAAGAACTCGAGTCGTGGACAGGTGTTACAAGTTGATAATGGTGGTTGTATATCCATTTCATGTAAATCCTATCTGATGAGCTACCAATAGTAAAGTATTTTGTGTTCGTTCCACGTGAATTTTGTTTAGGAACTTTGGTGGCGCAAACAACAAAAGTACAATTAAGTGCTTTCGCTACGACATCTAAGTCGTCAAATTGCATACCGCCAGTTCCATCTTTTGAAAAGAACCGCTTCGCGAAGTTATCGCGGGCAGTTGGGTGACTTCCGGATCGTTTGTTGGTGTAAGTGTCAGCAACAGTATTGTAAACAAACTGTTGTGCTGCATATGCGGAAGTAAATCTCAGAGGAAGAGCAGTGGCAAGTAGTTCAAAGAAACAACCTGATGTTAGGTTGGACTTTACCATCTGAACTTCCTCGAATGTGAATGAGCAGGCTTTATGTGCGTCAACTAAATGACGTACAGGGTCTGCGTACTCCCTTAGTGTACACTTAAGTACATCACAGGGAGTGATTTTAAAATGTGTTGACATATCAATTGATATGAAAACGAGTTTTGTAAAATATTAAAGTTTAAGTAATATAAAGTTAATCGTTTAAGATGTAGCTTAATAAAAGTAATAGTAAACTTATTAATAATGTTATATGTAATAATATAATTATTTCTAATTAAAGAAATGATTGTTATTGTT